GTAGGCGGATTTATCCTAGATGCCATTACTCCAATGGTTTCGTTATTTGTTGATAAGGCAATTCCGGCAATATCAGAATTTGCTGGCAACCTTAAAGAGAATGTCCTTCCAATCCTTATTTCAGTTTATGAATTTGTCAAAGGTTTATTTAGTCCAATCATCGAAGGAATTAGAGAAGCATTCTCAAAGGTTTCAGATGAACTAAGCAAGAATTCAACGGAACTTAACAAGTTCCTAGGATTTGCAAAGGCTATTTATGAATTTGCTAAAACCTTCCTTGCACCATTTATTGGTGAAGTTCTAGGAGCAGCGTTCAAAATTCTAGGCGTTGCAATCAGTGCAGTAATCAATCTATTCTCAAGCCTAGTAAATCTTATCGATCGTGCATATAAAGGCTTAGTGGCTTTTGTAAACTTCATTAAGAATAACCCAGTAACTCAAGGCATCGCTGGAGTATTTGGCGGCGGTAGAGCTGCTGGTGGCCCAGTATCTGCTGGCACAACTTATTTAGTTGGAGAAAATGGTCCAGAACTATTTACCTCTTCAACCAGCGGCACAATCATTCCAAATGGTTCAATGGGTGGCAACACAGTAAATATCACAGTCAATGGCGCAATCGATCCAATATCTACTGCTCGACAGATAGCCAATATCCTTAATCGTGAAGCAACAATTAGCGGATCATTCAACCGCGTAGGCTCATCGCTATTGGTGGGTGCATGACCGCCTGGAATCCTCAGCCGACAGTAGTCATCAATGGAGTTGCCCACACTTCTTTAACCTTGTGGAATGTTTCAATTGGTTATGGTCGCACTTCTATTTGGGAACAGGCTCGCGCTAGTTTTGCCAGCATTTCAATCCTAAATACTACTGGCACTGATCATGGGTTCGATATGAACCAGGTTGTTATAGTCAAGGTTAAGAACTCAGCAGGAACAGATGTAACCCTATTTACAGGCAAAATAACCAGCGTTGACAACACTATCGATTCTTCCGGATCAGTCGCTACTTCTGCCATTCAAACCATAACCGCTGTTGGGCCTTTTGCTGACATGAGCCGAAAGATTATCGGCGGTTCAGCCTGGCCTAAAGAAGATGATGATGTTCGCATGACCAGAATCTTCAATGATGCTGGCGCAACGATTGACGTAGTAGATACTCCAGGCATTTATGAATTTAAGGCAGTAACTCCCCCAGTTACAGATGCCTATACTTTGGCTGCTACTTATGCTACGCAAGCCTTTGGTTATATTTATGAAACTCCGGATTATGAAGTTGGTTTTGCTAATGAATCTCGTAGGTTCGTAGATGCCAGAGACAACGGCTATTTCCTAATTCCCAAGTCTTATGTTCTATGGGGCGGTATTGCCAGCCAAAAGACTTTGGCAGATATAACTAACTCAGTCAGTGTTACTTATCGAGCAGGATCAGAGTTTGCTGAAGATTTAACAAGCCAGGCAACTTACGGAATTGTTGCAGCTAGTGTTGATACAGAACTCCATGATTCGGCAGATGCTCAAGTGCAAGCTGATAGATATGTGGTGCTTCGTGCCTATCCTAGAACCAGCCTTTCATCATTTACTGTCCAGGTTGATTCCAGCGTAATAACCAATGTTGATCGGGATAAGTTCCTAGCAATGGCAATGGGCGAACCAATTGAAATTGATAACTTGCCAATTCCTATAAAGAACACCACTTACAAAGGATTCGTAGAAGGTTATAGCTTCTCAATAAACCGATACCAAATGTCGCTGACTTTAACCACAAGCGACTTTACTTATTCCGTTACACCGACTCGCTGGCAAGATGTTGACCCGGCCGATATATGGTCTGGCGTTGATCCTGCGATACAATGGGATACTTATGACTAAGGAGAAAAATGGCAACTAGTCCGAACTATGGCTGGGCTGAACCAGACAATACCGCTTATGTAAAAGATGGCGCACTGGCGATGCGAACCCTTGGTAATGCCATCGACTCAACAGTTTATTCAATCGACTTGAATGTTCAAGCCGCAATCCATCCATTCCTACTCATGGGAGCATAATCATGGCAACTACTTACAAAACCCTAGGGCAAGCTGCACCAGCGGCTACGACCAGCACTGATCTCTACACAGTGCCAGCATCGACTTCTGCAATCGTTTCAACAGTGGTGATTACTAACCGCTCAACAAGTCCAGCAACTTTCAGAATCTCGCAATCGCTAATTGGGGCAGCACTGGCAAATAAAGATTATTTGGTTTATGACTCAGCAATCCCAGCGTCAGGATTTATTACACTTACTCTTGGAATCACCATGGCAACAACAGACAAGCTTCGTGTTTATGCTTCAACTGCTGATTTATCATTTAGCGCCTTTGGAACGGAGATTTCATAATGTCAGCAAATATCTATCCTCAACCCGATCAACGCAATGCAAATGTTATTGGGCAATTTAGCCCGCCTATTGGTTTAACACTTAGACAAACAATTACCTCAAGCGGCGCGGTAACAATTCCAACGGGTATCAATTATGTTTATGCAGTTTTAATTGGTGGTGGGGGTGGTGGCGGCGCGGGCGCGATAGTAACCACTAGAGGCGGTCAAGGCGGCGGTGGAGGTGGTGGCGTAACTTATGGTTGGGCTAAGGCGGAAAATACTTGCACAATCGCCGCAGGCGGAGCAGGTGCAACAGTTACTATTACAGCAGGAAGTCTTGGCGGAAATACAATTTATGGCGGATTATTAGCAGGTGGTGGGGCAGGCGGTGGGGCAGATAATGGAGTACCTGCAACTTCATCGGCAGGTGGTGGTGGTGCTGGTGCTGGTTCGGCGGCTGGCTCTTATACTGGTGGAAATGGTGCAAATGGTTATCTTTTTGGAAGCGGCGGCACAGGCGGCGGAGTTTCGTTAGTCGCTCCAGGTGGTTACTCAGGCGGTGGTGGCGCTGCGTCTGGTAGCACCAACTCAGTAGGCGGCACAGGTGGTTATGGTTACGCAGGCGGCGGTGGTGGCGGTGGCGGTCGTGGTGGTGCTGCGGTGGCAGGTTCAGCAGGCGGAGCAGGCGGAAACGGATTTTACACGGCAGGCGGTGGCGGCGGCGGCGGTAATGGCAACACGGCTTTATCTGGCGCGGCAGGTGGCGGTGGCGGTGGTGCAACTGGCGCGGGTTCAAATGCCACAGCCGCAACAGGCGGCACAGGACAGGGAACTCCTGGAACAGGTGGAGCAATAGGAATTGGCGGCGGCGGTGGTGGTGCAGGGTCAGCCACTTCAACGTCTAACACGGCAGGCGGAATAGGGGGCAACGGCGGCACAGGTGGCGGCGGCGGTGGTTCTGGCGGTAATGGAACAGCAACAGGCGCAGGCGGCACAGGCGGCGCAGGCGTTCTTTATTTATATTACTAGGAGATCAAATGGCTAATTTTGCAGTTTTATCGGGTTCGACTGTTGTAAATGTAATTGTGGCAACCAGCAAAAAAAATGCTGAACTTGCAACAAAGGCTGAGTGCGTCGAATACAAAGATGATAACCCAGCAGGTATTGGCTGGACTTATGCAGATGGAATTTTTGTTGCACCAAAACCAGTAGTGGTCGATGAAATACTTCCTGAGTAAATCTGCTGAAACTCTAAGAAGGCAAATAAATTCTTCCTTCCCAGATAGAGATAAGCGTTCGGATGGATGGATCGGAGATGCTCGCCATTCAGCAACTAAGTCGGATCATAATCCTTCTGCACCGACGGGGGTTGTTCGTGCCATCGATGTTGATTCTGACCTTGGTGGGGCAGCCAATAACGCACACTATCTGGCAAATCAACTTAGAATCTTGGGCAAGACCGACAAGAGAATAAGTTATGTGATTTTTAATAAGAAGATAGCAAGTCGAATCTTGTTCTGGAAGTGGCGTAAATACTCAGGTATTGACCCACACACCAGCCATATTCATATCAGTTTCACACCACTGGGAGATCAAGACAAAAGCAAGTTCAAACTACCAATCCTAGGAGAGTAATGAATATCAAGAATCCAATCTTTTTAACTGCTGGCG